AAGAGAATAGTAACTTCCTACAGGTTCCTCCCTCAGTTATTGGAGTCACAAAAATTTATCATTTTGATGGAACAAATACCACAACAAATAATATGTTTAGTGTCAAATATCAATTATTTTTAAATGACATTTATTATTTTGGATCAACTGAAATTTTAACATATGCAATGACAAAAAGTTATTTGGAAGACATTGATTTTCTTCTAACCACTCAAAAACAAATTAGATTTAATCAAAGACAAAACAGACTGTACTTGGATATTGATTGGGGTAGCGTAAAAGTTGATGATTATATAATTATTGATTGTTATCGTACATTAGACCCGAACGATTATAGTAGAGTTTGGAATGATTCTTTTTTAAAAAGATATTTAACTGCTTTGATTAAACGTCAGTGGGGTCAAAATTTAATTAAGTTCCAAGGTGTAAAATTACCTGGTGGAATTGAGTTAAATGGAAGACAGATTTATGATGATGCACAAAGAGAACTTGAGGCGATTGCAGAAAAAATGTCGTCCACTTATGAACTTCCTCCGCTTGATTTTATAGGATAATCAAATGTTAAATCCTTTTTTTCAACAGGGTTCATTTACAGAACAGGGTTTAATACAAGATTTAATTAATGAACAACTCAGAATATATGGGGTAGAAGTTCATTACCTACCAAGAAAGTATCTTACGGAAAAAACAATTATAAAAGAGGTTATACAATCAGCTTTTATGGATGCATATCCCATAGAGGCATATATTGAAAACTTTGATGGATACGCTGATAATACAACAATTTTATCTAAATTTGGAATTCAACAAACACAGGAACTAACTCTCACCATCTCTAGAGAGAGATTTAAGGATTATATTTCTCCTTTAATTAAAAATAAATCAAATATTAAATTATCTACCAGACCAAAAGAGGGTGATTTAATTTATTTCCCTTTGGGAGATAGATTATTTGAAATTAAATTTGTTGAGCACGAAAAACCATTTTACCAACTTCAAAAAAATTATGTTTACACACTTAAGTGTGAGTTGTTCAGATATGAAGATGAAGTTATTGATACTAATATATCAGAAATTGATGATATATTATTGGGAAGTAATGTGGACGGATCAACTGAGGATGAAATATCAACACTCCTTGGAGTTACTCAAACCCTAACTCTTGTTGGTGCAGGAGTCACAGCAACTGCAGTCGCAGGCATTGTAACTTCAGGTGGCATTAGATTAATTACTGTGACTAATAGAGGCGGTGGTTATACAAGTATTCCTAGAGTTGGTATCTCCTCTGCTCCAGCAGGAAAAGTAACAGGAGTGGCAACTGCCACAATGATATCTGGTATAGTTGTATGTACTGATAGCGCAAATCCAAATACACAATCTGTTCAGAGCGTTCAAATCATAAATCCAGGTGCTGGTTACACCGCAACACCAAAGATCAAGTTTATTGGAGGTGGTGGTTCTGGAGCAGCTGCTACAGCAATTTTAGGTGATGGAATAGTTGGTATTATTACTATCACTTCTGGTGGTAGCGGGTATTCTGCACCACCTACAATTACATTCGCAAATCAAATATTTACATCAGGACTTAATGCTGTAGCAGCAGCTGCTACAGCAGTTGTAAGTTCAGCAGGGACAATAACAGCGATTCGAATAACAAACGCAGGTTTGGCATACAGTAGCGCACCATCAATAATAATTGGACCTCCGACAGTATCTGGAGTTGGTACGTTCTCTGTAAATGAAATTGTTACAGGATCTATAAGTGGTGTCACTGCAAGGGTGAGATCTTGGAATTCAATCACCAGTATATTAGAAGTTGCAAATGTAACCGGTTCCTTCACGATACAAGAAAATATCGTTGGAACAGAATCTGGAGCTTCCTACAAACTAAGATTGATAGATACAAATCCAACAGAAGATGGATATGCAGATAATGCTAGTATCGAATCTGCAGCAGACGCGATTATTGATTTTTCAGAGCGTAATCCATTTGGAATTCCATAAATAGATTTTATTAGGATTAAGTATTTAATAATAGGAATTTAAAGATGTTTGAGTATTTTTACAACGAAATTTTGAGAAGGACTGTGATATCCTTTGGAACTCTTTTTAACAATATTTCGATAAAGCACACTAACTCATCAAATCAGGTTGTAAGTGAAATAAAAGTTCCTCTAGCATATGGTCCAACACAAAAGTTTTTGGCTAGATTAACTCAATCACCAGATCTTAATAAAGCAGTTGCTATGACATTGCCTAGAATGTCTTTTGAGTTTACTGGCCTGACATATGATCCATCTAGAAAAGTAACAACTACTCAAACATTTACATCTAAAAGTGTTACGAATGGTAGCGTAACTAAAAAAGCATACATGCCAGTTCCATATAACATGCAGTTTGAACTTAGCATTATGTCTAAACTAAATGACGATGCACTGCAGATTATAGAACAGATCTTACCATATTTTCAACCATCATATAATTTAACGGTTGAACTCGTAGATCAAATAGACGAAAAAAGAGATATTCCTATCGTTTTAGAAAATATCACGATGCAGGATGATTATGAGGGAGATTTCATGACAAGAAGAGTTCTTCTTTATACATTAAGATTCACTGCAAAAACATTTCTTTTTGGTCCTGTTACGACAGCAACAAAAGATATTATCAAAACTACAAAAATCAGTTATGTCGTTGGAACAGACCTTACAAATACATCCAGGGTGTTGGCATACACTGCTCAGCCAAGAGCAATCAAAAATTATACTGGAACAATTGTTACTACTTTGGCAAAAGATATTACTACCACCGATACATTGATTACTGTTGACAATGCAGCATCAATATCTGCAAATACTTATCTTGATATTGGAGGTGAAGAAGTTTATGTGAAATTAAAATCTGGAAATATTTTAACAGTCAGAAGAGGTGAAGATGATACAACTATTACATCTCATCTAAAAGGGGATCCTGTTAAATCAATTACGACATCTGATAGTGCACTGATACAAGAGGGAGATGACTTTGGATTTAGTGGAACCACAACATGAAAATGACAAAAAAATTTGACGATCTTAATGAAACTTTTAATGTTGATGGAGAAGTAGTATCAAAAGAAAGTGATGGTGCTATTCAAAAAATAGAAAATGTAAATTTTTCTACTGAAGATATTAAAAAAGACTATGAATATACACGGGGAAATTTGTATAGTTTGATTGAAAAAGGTCAAGAGGCAATCAATGGAATTTTAGAATTAGCACAGGAAAGTGAAATGCCAAGAGCATATGAAGTTGCCGGACAACTAATTAAAAATGTGGCAGATGCAACTGATAAATTAATGGATCTTCAAAAGAAACTAAAAGAAGTTGAGGAAGAAAAACAAGGAAAAGGACCAACAAACGTTACCAACGCTTTGTTTGTTGGATCTACCGCAGAACTAGCAAAACTAATCAAACAGCAATCCAAAAATGAAAACGTTTAAACAGTTTCAAGAAGATTGGACGAATAAATATAAAAAGAGTATTGATTGCTCAAATCCAAAAGGATTTTCTCAACGCGCTCATTGTGCGGGAAGAAAAAAAAGAGCAAAAGGTGAAAGCACTAAGTCAAAACCAGTTGAATGAAGAAAAACGGTCGCTGTCCTAAAGGAGAATATTATTGCTACACTAATAAAATGTGTAAAGCAATTCCTGCTGGATTTATGGTTGATCCTGAGGGAATGCTTCGTAAAGAAAATGGTGCGTCAATTGATGAAGGTGCTCGTATTCCAAAAAAACCAGGACAACCAGATAAGTCTGATAAGCACTCAGATCTCTATACAGATGAAGATCCAAAAGGAACAATTCATGGTCTCGGTTTTAAAGATGTTCAGACTGCAAAACAGAGTGTATCAAAAATAAGAAACTCTGGAAGATCTCATGCTCATAAAATCCAAGCAGCAATTGCTATGGAGCAAAGAGCAAGAGTGGCGGGAAAAACTTCAGAAGCTGCTGTTTACAGAAAATTCATTAACTCGATGAAAAAGAAAACAAAATCAATGAATGAGGAAGGTCTCCGTGATTGGTTTGGCAAATCCAAATCAAAAGATGGTAAAGGTGGTTGGGTTAATGTTGTAACTGGTGGCACTTGTGCGAGTGATGAACCTGGAGAAGGAACACCAAAGTGCGTCTCCTCTGCAAAAAGAGCAAGTATGACAAAAGCGGAAAGATTGTCTGCCGCGAGAAGAAAGAAAGCAGCAGATCCTGGGCAACAAGCAAAGACCGGTGCTGCAAAACCCACTTATGTTTCAACAGATTCCCCAAAAAAGAAAATGAGCGAAAATTACAAAGCAATTGCTGATGGAAAAGAAAGAGATGAAGAAGGATATATGGCAAGCACAGAAATGGATACAATTAATAGTGCTGTTAAAAAATTAAGAAAAAATATTAAAAAGGGTGACGCACAATTGCCTGCATGGGTTCAATCTAAAATCACCAAAGCAGCAGATTACATTGATACTGCAGCAGACTATATGGATAGTAATGAGATGTCTGAAGAGTCCGATAAAAAGGGTAAAGGTAGTGGCACAAAAGATGCTTGCTACCATAAGGTTAAGTCAAGATATAGCGTTTGGCCCTCTGCATATGCCTCTGGAGCACTCGTAAAATGCCGTAAGGTAGGTGCTGCTAATTGGGGTAATAAATCAGAGTCTATGACTATTGATGATATTAATGGTAATCCTTCCTTCGAAATTACTGATCTTATTCAATCAGATCCACTAAAATCAACAAAAGGTATCGTGGATAAAATTCTTAACGAGGCAGGTAAGAAGTGTTGGCCTGGTTACGAAAAAAAAGGAACACAAACTTTATTTGGTAAAAAATATAATCGTTGTGTAAAAAAAGAAGAAAAGGATAAGTGTAATCATACTCATAAAGGTGAAGAGTGTCCTATTCACGGTAAAAAAGAATGTCCTGCTATAATGGACGAAGCGGTTCGTATTCCGGCACAAACTGGTAACATTATTCTTATTAATTTGAATTGGAGAGGTAAGTATTATATGATGAGAATGTTCTTTCCTCACACCACAAAACCAAACCGACGTGAGGTTCAAGATCAGATCGAAAAAGTCTATCCTGGAGCAAAGGTTTTATCATATCAAGTTTCTGACATCAAACCAGGAGAACTTCTGATTCAAGTCACTGAGGAAAAACTTGATGAAGTTGCAGCATGGCAACGCAGTGAAGGTAAAAATAAGTCAGGTGGTCTTAACGAAAAAGGACGCAAATCTTATGAAAGAGAAAATCCTGGAAGCGACCTTAAAGCACCTTCAAAGAAGGTTGGAAATCCCCGCAGGAAGAGCTTTTGTGCCAGAATGAGAGGTATGAAGAAAAAACTAACCTCTGCAAAAACCGCGAGCGATCCTGATTCCAGAATCAATAAATCGCTTAGAGCTTGGAACTGTTGATTTAAATACTTTGTTATGAGTGAAGTTTATCTTGGTAATCCAAATTTAAAAAAAGCAAATACACAGATTGAATTTACTCAAGAGCAAGTTCTTGAGTTTGTAAAGTGTCAAGAGGATCCTGTTTATTTTGCAAAAAACTATGTAAAAATTATTAATCTTGACTCTGGTTTAACTCAGTTTGAACCTTATCATTTTCAAGAGAAGTTAATTAATAACTTTCATAAAAACAGATTTAATATCTGCAAAATGCCACGACAGACTGGTAAATCCACAACTGTCGTGGCATATCTACTACACTATCTTATCTTTAATGATAGCGTTAATATTGGTATCCTAGCAAACAAAGCAGCAACCGCTAGAGAACTGCTTGGAAGGTTAGCAACTGCATACGAAAACTTACCAAAATGGATGCAACAAGGTATCATAGCATGGAACAAAGGAAACATCGAGTTAGAAAATGGCAGTAAGATATTGGCAGCTTCTACATCTGCGAGTGCTGTCCGAGGCATGTCGTTTAATATCCTCTTCCTCGACGAATTCGCTTTCGTTCCAAACCATATTGCAGACTCGTTCTTTGCATCTGTTTATCCTACTATTACTTCTGGCAAAAGCACGAAAGTCATCATAGTTTCTACTCCACACGGTATGAATCATTTCTACCGCATGTGGCATGATGCAGAGAGGGGCAAAAATGAATATATTCCTACAGATGTTCATTGGTCTGAGGTCCCCGGTAGAGATGACAGATGGAGATTACAAACAATTGCTAATACCTCCGAACAGCAGTTCAAGATTGAATTTGAATGTGAATTTTTAGGGTCAGTAGATACACTTATTGCTCCAAGTAAACTTAAAAATTTTGTTTACGAGCATCCACTAAAAAGAAACGCTGGACTAGATGTTTATAATGAGGTTGAGGAGAATCACGATTATGTAATTACAGTTGACGTTGCTAGAGGAGTCAGTGAAGATTATTCAGCATTCATTGTTGTTGATATCACATCTTTTCCGCATAGAGTTGTAGCAAAGTATAGAAATAATGAGATCAAACCGATGTTGTTTCCAAATATCATTTATGAAGTAGCAAAGAATTATAATGGTGCATATATTCTCTGCGAAGTAAATGATATTGGAGATCAGGTAGCATCATTGTTACATTATGACTTAGAGTATCAAAATGTTTTGATGTGCTCTATGAGAGGTAGAGCAGGTCAAATTGTTGGTCAAGGATTTAGTGGAAAGAAAACTCAACTTGGCGTTAAAATGTCCAAAACGGTCAAAAAAGTTGGATCACTCAATCTCAAAACAATGATTGAAAGTGATAAACTTTTATTCAAGGATTATGAAATTATTTCTGAGTTAACAACATTTATTTCTAAACATAATTCTTTTGAAGCAGAGGAGGGATGTAATGATGACTTAGCAATGTGCCTTGTCATATACGCTTGGTTAGTCGCTCAAGATTATTTTAAGGAACTCACAGATCAAGACATTCGTAAAAGATTGTATGAAGAACAAAAGAATCAAATAGAACAGGACATGGCACCATTTGGATTTATTGAGGATGGATTGGGAAATGCAAGTTTTGTTGATTCGGAAGGTGATCGTTGGTTCACTGACGAATATGGGGACATGTCTTATATGTGGGAATATAAATGATGGAGTTAGATAGTCAGATTAATCTAGGTCATTTACTTCTTGTTGATAGAAAATGTAGAGTATGTGGAGAGATTAAAAATCTTGTTGATAGTTTTTATAGAACTAGAAAAAATAGAGGAGCAGTAGCGTCCTCTTACTCTTATGAGTGTAAAGAATGCACTGTTAAGAGAATATTAGACCAAAGAAAGTTAAAACCTCCCTTTTGTAAATGGGAATATCCTGACTGGTAGTTCGCGTCACGTTTCCCCTGCGAAATAGTTGTAAATAATAAATATTTTCAGATAAACTGAGAATTTTACGGAGAAAAACATGGCTACTCCTCAATTATCTCCAGGCGTACTAGTCAGAGAGGTTGACTTAACAGTAGGAAGAGCTGATAATGTTTTAGATAATATTGGAGCGATTGCAGGACCTTTTCCAATTGGACCCGTTGATTACTGTGTCAACATCACTAATGAGACAGATCTCATTAATGTATTTGGCAAACCTCTTTCAACTGATGCTCAATACGAGTATTGGATGAGTGCAGCATCTTTCCTTTCATACGGCGGTGTTCTTAAAGTAGTTAGAACTGGTGGTTCGAACCTTAATAACGCAAACGCTGGCGTTGGAGTTGCGTATACATCAGTTGATATCGATAACTATGATGATTATAACAATAACCATGCAACGGCAACAGATTTTACATATGCCGCAAAAACTCCAGGTTCTTGGGCAAATAGTTTAAAAGTTTGTTTTATTGATGATCAAGCAGATCAAAGAATTGGAATTACAACCACAAGTTTAGCAACCGCTGGCGCAACGATTGGTGCTGGCGTCACAGCATTGCTTTCTAATGTCGTATTACCAAGCGCAGGTGCAGGAACAACATCAGTATTCAGTGGATATCTAAAGGGTATCATTACTGGTGTTAGCACCGATGCAACCAATTCAGCAAGCACAATCGATGTAAAAATTGTTTCCAGAGTATCCTCTACGGGCACTGAAACCAAAATTGATTATGCTGAGGGATCCGCTTTATTCTCATATACCACTTCATCAAGTTTGTTCTTTGTGAATAGTGTTGGGGTCAATACTGGGTTATCCGCAATAACTCCCTTTACTCCCGCAACAGTCGTAGACTGGTATGATCAACAAACACTAGGTCTTACCAACTCAACTATTTTCTGGAAAGAACTTGCGCCTAAACCAAGCACAAATAAGTTTTCTTTAGATGCTCAGGGTTATAATGATGCTTTACACATTGCTGTAGTTGATGATATTGGATCTATCACAGGAATTAGAGGAAATATACTCGAAAAGCATATTAGTCTTTCAAAAGCGTTCGATGCGATTTCAAATGTAAATGCTCCTCAAAGAATATGGTATGAAGGATACTTAGCAGATTTTTCTGCTAACATTTATGCAGGTGGTAATCCATCTAATGCGGCAGATTCCTATCACGGCACATTCCCTAGAGCGACTGGATTTACAACTTACTCTGGAGTCAAGTCTGCATCATTCACGCCTATCCCAACTGGAGATGGTCTCTGGGGACAAAATGCTCAGAGTGTAACATTTGCTGCTATTGGAAATGTTTCATACACTCTTGGCGGTGGTACTGATTATTCAGGTGGTGTTCCAACAGTGGGCAGTAATGGTGGGATGAAACCAACATTAGGTAATTTAATCACTTCTTACAATTTATTCTCTAATAAAGATGAAGTTCCACTCGATTACATTATTATGGGGCCTGGATTTGATAGTAAGTCAGATTCTCAAGCAAAAGCAGGTTTCTTGATTTCACTTGCAGAAGCAAGAAAAGATTGTGTCACAGTGATTGGACCACACAGAGGTGATTTAATTGGACTTACTAATACAACCACTCAAACAAACAATCTAATTGACTTTTTCAGCTCACTAAGTTCTTCATCATATGCAATATTTGACAGTGGTTACAAGTACACTTATGATAGATTTAATAATAAGTTCCGCTTTATTCCAACAAACGCTGACGTTGCAGGTCTAATGACTCGCACAGCGATTGTTGCATATCCTTGGTTCTCTCCTGCAGGACAACAGCGTGGAATCATTAATAATGCTATCAGACTTGCATACAACCCCAATAAAGCGCAAAGAGATAGATTGTATCCAGCACGAATCAACTCTGTTATTACTTCACCTGGAATTGGAACTCTATTGTTCGGTGACAAAACTGCCCTTGGTTATGCGTCAGCATTTGATAGAATTAATGTTCGTCGTTTGTTCCTCACAGTGGAGCAAGCACTACAAAGAGCTGCTGAAGCTCAACTCTTCGAATTGAATGATGAACTAACTAGAGCAAACTTTAAAAACATTGTTGAACCATATCTTCGTGATGTTCAAGCGAAGAGAGGATTGTATGGATTTTTCGTTGTTTGCGATACTACAAACAATACTCCTGATATTATCGATAACAATGAATTCAGGGCAGATATCTTCCTGAAACCAACAAAATCTATTAACTATGTCACACTAACCTTCGTTGCCACCAGAACTGGTGTTGCATTTGAAGAAGTCGTTGGTAGAGTTTAATTTAGTATCTAAATAACAAAAGGAGGACTTAACAATGGCATCAACAAGAGAAAACAAAACAATCTCTCAGTTTAAGGCAGCGATGGTTGGGGGCGGTGCTCGCCCTAACTTATTTGAAGTTGAACTAACCACTTTACCAGACGGAATCCCTGGATGGGATGCTGACAACTTTAGATTCATGTGCAAAGCAGCTGCACTTCCAGCACAAAATGTAGCATCGATTGATGTTGCATTTAGAGGAAGAAGTTTTAAAGTCGCTGGAGATAGAACAATTGACCCTTGGACGGTCACAGTTATCAATGATGAAGGATTTCTTTTAAGAACTGCTTTCGAGGCATGGTCAAATCTGATTGCTAACCTTGATACAAACCTTGGCGCAACTAGTCCTGATGCTTATATGAGAAATGCAAAGGTTTATCAATTGGGTAGAGGTTCAACTTTAGCTAGTAGAGACAGCACAGGATCAGCGAATGTTGTATTGAAGGAATACGAATTTATTGATATCTTCCCAACAAATGTATCTCAAATTGATGTATCCTATGATAGTGGAGACACGATTGAGGAATT